AAGAGCTGTAACAGTAGCGGGTTATCCTGAGCAGAATGTTAAAAACGGACTTCAATATTATACTCGAATAGTTTACCCGCTATTGAATCCAATTGGCGCAGGTGAAAGTAAAAGCATAATATTTAAAACCACATCAAAGAAAGTGTTGGTTAAAGTGCGTATTGTTCATTATGCTGCCGAAGAGGTGAAGCTTGAGTTGTTTAGCAGTCCAACATTTGATGACCAAACTGGAGTGCAGTTAACGCCTGATAATTACAATGGCGTTAACCCAATTACACCAACTGTTCAGGTTTATAAAGACTCAACTGTTAGCGTTGACGGCTCGCCACTTGATAACTCAGACCAAGAGCATTATTTCGGCTCTAATGCCAACGCGCAAAGAAATGGTAATTCAATACCAGAGGGTAGGGAGCGGGTTTTACCTGTTGATAGCCTTTATCACGTTAAGATTACAAACACAGGCAGTGGTAATGCTAGGGTGCAATACTTCCTGGATTGGTACGAGGGTGAGCCTGACTTACCAAGGAAATAATAAAAGCCCTCATTTCGAGGGCTTTGTTTTACATTGTTGATAGTCTTTTTGCTAGCTCATAATCTATTTCTAGCATTTTTGCTATCTTGCTCAGCTTAACACCTTCAATTAAAAGTCTTTTTATCTCCGCCTTTCTGTAATTTTGATTAGCCGCATCACTTCTTCTTTTTTGGCTACTTCCAAGCATCGCCATATCAACACCCCATAAATACATTAGGCTGACTTTTCCAACCTTTAGCTCTGCGGTCGATTAAAACCTTTGGCTTTTTGTTGTGCTCTGCTGCAATCACCCACCAAGGTTTATAACTTCTTTCCGCTCTTGATACAGGCTTACTTGCCATTGCTCTAAATGTTTGTGTAAAGCTTAAATCTGTCATTTCGTTCATGTTACGCCCCTTATTTGTCTGCGTTAAATACACTGCATGGCTTAAAGCTCATTTTAAACTCGCCGTCACTCACGTTTTCTTGTTCGACTGGTTCAAAGTTGCATTCATCCGACTTTATGGCGTAATGAATTTGACAACCAGCAATGATTAGAGAGCCGATTTCAAGATACCAGTTTGAGCTGTGTCTATTTGTTTGAATACCCAATGTTTCATTATCACTTAGTATCCCTTTAACAGTGCCGTGAGCAGCTCTATATTGCTTGCCATCAGGTGCTAAAAACCAATTGTCACAAGTCACTAAATATTTTTGACCAATAGCTGTGTTATTCATTCTTCAATTCCTTCAATAATATCATTATAAAAATCAATCAGCGCAATACCTGCAGCGCAAATAACTACAAACACTGTTAGGTAAAAAGCGTATTCAGTTATTAGTTGCATTTTTCACCACCATCATCAATGTTAATTCCAAGCTGCCTAGCATTGCATGCACTCATAACTACACTTTCAGGCGCTCGCTTGTTGGCAAATTTAAGTTGCTCTATATGATTCAAAATATCAATAATTAAAAGCTTTCTCTTTAGCTTTAATTGCTTCTTGCGTTTATTGCTTATGTGCTTCATTTCTCACCTCTCGCTTTTGCTAGTAGCTTATCTATATCATATTTTAATGCGTCACATTCTATTTGTGGGTGAGTTTGCTCATCAAGGAATGGCATTAACTCGGATAAGCTCTCAAGCATTTCATACATATCAGGTGCGGCGGCTAGAATATGCCCTCGTTTTTTCATTGATTCACTCATGAATGCAGTCTTCTCCAAATCGACAACATCACATATTTTGCGGCTACCTTTTTCATCATTAATAAATTCATAAACAGCGCCATCTAAAGCGTAAAACCATTCGCCACTTTTAAAGTCATGGTCTTTTATTGCTTCGCTCATTTCATTCTCCATCCAATTAAGTTAAACATAAGGTTAAACAACAATTAGCTTGTTGTCAATGTTATTTTTAGCTGCTATTATATTTAAAACTTAAATTAGGAATTGAATAGATGATAACAAAGAAGCAGTTTGATTTTTTACTGTCATTTTCAGAGCGGTCTACTAGCGGGTCTAAATACTCAGCGTCGCGTATTGATGCAGCGCAAAAGTATGTCTTTACTCGCAGTGAGTGGGAAGCTATAAAGCCTGTTAATGGCAATCGCGAGTGCTACACCATTAAGCAGTACGGTAAAAAGCTTGGTGGGAAAATATTATTCTGGCATTTGTTTTTGCTCAATTGGCCAACTGATATTAACGCCAAGTTTGAAGCGCTAAAACATACAGGCGGAAAGGTTATGGCTGACTCAGTTATTAAATCGTCAATTCAGCATATTACGACAGGTGATAATGCTAATAAGTGCGCTGTTGATAATGGCTGCTTCATGGGGTCGGTTAAGTCTGCACTGGCTAAAATTGATAAGTTTGATAAAGCCGCTAAAGATTATGGTAAACTATAGGCTCAACTAATGATTGAGGAGTTTTTATTATGGCTGGAACTTCTAAGCCAAGCCGTCCAACAAAGCCAGGTGGTGACAAACCAAAACTTAAGTAATTTGGTTTTCATTGCATACTTGTTGACTATCAGGAAGTCATACCTATTTGGTGTGGCTTTTTTATTGTCAGACTCGATAGTTATGATTGGTGTAATTCCCTCATCTTTATCTCCACCAATATTCGGTATGTCATTCTATTGTGCGTATATTCTCACATGGATTGCGGTCGCTGGCTTACACATACGACAAACAACGAATAAAAATACGCTAATATGCTGTGTTATAATGATTTTATTCTTGTTATTTATGGCGTGGGACTCGTACATTAATGCGTATATTGAAACAGTTGCTTGGCGCTACTACGAAAATATCATTGTGCTTATTCATGCTGCAATCATTGTTTCGCTGTATAGGGATAAATTCATCTTTGACAGGTTGGTGGATGAGTTTATGCGTACTTGCAGTATCATGCGCGTTAATGTCTATCTTGTTTATTTTTGGTATACTGTCAAAAAGATTAATTAAGGTAAATAAAGATGAGTGACGATATAGTTACCCCGCTACATTTGCAAACTATTGAAAAGTACATGGCGCATCAATCTGAAATGCAGCAAAAAAATGCTGATGATATGCGTGAAACGATGAAACAAACACAGATTTCTTTGCAGCAATTAGCATCATCAGTTAACGAATTAGTGATGGCTGAAAAGGTTAGGGAAGAAAAAGACCAAAAGACGCAGGAGTTAATTAGCGCTAATAGAGTGCATTCGCAAGAGCAGATAGATAATATCAAAGAGACGCTTAAGACTAATGAGGACGGTATTAGGTGGTCTACCAAAATGCAAAAGTGGATTGATAACTATATTATGAAGGTTGCAGTTCCATTCGTTTTCACAGCATTAATTATTATCATCATAGCTAACACATTCGACTTTAGTAAATTGGCGGGTAAGTAATGGCATTTACATTAGATACAGTAAAAGAATACGGCGGCACTGGGTCAGATGGCATGATTAACGCACGCATTGCTGCGTTTACTGCTGGTGCTTATGTTTGCTTGCAGTCAACTTACAGCGCTGATGTTGCTGATGACATTGCCAACTCATACGTTGCCGGCTCACTTCAATCATCAACTGGTGAAACTCAAGTGACTCAAGAAAAAGCGGCCAGCGGTGCAAGTACGTCATTCAAACAGTCAAAGTATGGTGATGATACGCAGTACGATAATGCACTAATTGCATGGGCGTACAAGCAGGATATTAACGGATGCTTACCTATTGATGAATCGCAATTTAGCTTTGGTAGTGCTGGCAAGACTTTTGAGGCTGATAATCCACTATGAGCAACCCAACCAAGCGCGCAGCTAAAACCTTAATAACCATCTGGTACAAGCGCAGTAGCGGCTTAGGTGGTTATGGAAGCTCAACTACGTGGGAAGCTATAACAACTATGTCAGACTGGAAGCAAGGCGGCTCTAGTCAGTTTGTTGCTAATGGTGTTTCATTTACGCCACAGTCTCAATATTGGCTTGAATACGATATTGAAAAACCGAGTCAAGGTGATTTTGTTGCTATAGGTGATTACTCGACAGAATTAACACCTAACAATATTGATAGCGCAGAAGAAATAAGGCAGGTTAACTTGTTGCCAGCTGATATTTTACGCGGTAATCAACTTGATGATTTACACTTGGTGACTTAATGCCAATTAAAAACGCTAACAAGGTAAAGGGTAATCTAAGAAAAGCCGTTGCTAAGATAGATAAAAAAGCAGTGCAATTCGTGCAAGCTGTGGTTAATGATGCTGGTATTTTATCAAAGACTAAAGCGCCACTTGCTTATGGTTTGCTTGTAAAC